ATAAAACTTTCGAAGATGCTGTAAAAGTTAGTGGCGGCGCGGCAATCTCATCCCACTTCTTGAAGAAGATGGCTCTTCCATTTTCAGTTGGTGGACACATATGCGCTATGATAAGCCAAGTGAGAAGCGAGGTTAAAATAAATCAATACGCTAAAACCGACCCAAGATTGACAAACGCTTCTGGTGGATCTGCTCTCTTGCACTACTCTGATTGGATTTTTGAATTCTCTCCAAGATATAAATCAGACTATATCACCGCTACAATTAACGGCAAAGAAGAGAATATTGGTCATTGGGCTAAAATTACATTCAAAAAATCAACAAACGAAAAAGATGGCAAAGAGATTAGGTATCCAATCAAGCATAGTCAAAATGGTGGCAATTCTGTTTGGGTAGAATACGAAATTGCCGACCTGATGATCATGTGGGAATTTGCTAAAAAAGCTGGAGCATGGATAAAAATAGAGCAATCACTAATTGATGAATTGAAATCTAATAATATTACATTTCCAGAAACTATTCAAGGGATAGATAACCTTAGACTTGCTCTTTCCAACAACGAAGAGGCAACTAAATATTTATTCAATAAATTTAAAGAAATCTGCATAAGCTAATGCTTTTACTTGATATAAGGGGAAAACAAAGAAAAGTTTATCCTTCAAAGTATAAAATAGATTGGGATTCTAAGAGGGCTAGTGAGCCCCAATTCAGAACAAAACAATTCTTGAAAGAGTTTTGGCTTGGCGACAATGTATGCGAAGAGTTTATAATTCCAGGAAGCAGGCTTAGAATTGATTTAATAAATTTTTCAAAAATGATCGCGGTAGAGGTTTCTGGGCAGCAGCACGAATCTTTTAGTAAGTTCTTCCATAAGACCAGAATAGGCTTTATAAAGTCAATAAAAAGAGACTTTCAAAAAATAAAGTGGCTAGAATCCAATAATATCAATCTAATTGAAATATATGACTACGAAACATTAGATTTATCAAAAAATAAAATAGAAAAAAAATTCAATATCTCATTATGAAAAATGAATACAATCATGCCTTTGAACTTCCAGAGTCAATTTTGACTCAGATGGAGGAAATGAGCGGTGGGGCTTATATGATATTTATCATAGGGTCAGATGGAATGCCAGCAATATACGAGAGCTTCGATAGCTTGCCCCAAGAAATGCAAATAAAGTCTTTTGCCCACACTTGGCTTGATGCCGAAAGAGAGTATAGAAAAGAAAAAATTAAAAGAGAAATAGAATTCATTTATGGCTCAAATGAGCCCGACGACAACGTCGAAGATGAAGATGACGACGAGTAACAACTACCTTGACTACTCTATAAAAATACAATAAGCTTGTCAAACGATGATTTACTCACTGCCTGTAGAAAAGCATGTTATTGCTGGTTGTCTAAAATACCCAAAGCAATTTTATGAAATTGACAGTTTTATAAACGAAAAAGATTTTTATCACGATGTTCACTCTGTTATTTTTTCAGTTGTTAAATCGTCTATAGGTCAAAATGAAGACATTGATAATGTTCTCATAAGTGAAAAGATTAAGAATCTTGGAATCACGTTTAAGAATACTGTAAATATTTTCGAATACTTGCAGAGTCTAAGCTTGATAAATCTTTCGGAAAAAGCTTTTTTAGAATCAGCTAAAGCATTAAAGACCCTTACCATTCGTAGGGAAATTTTTGAAACTGCCGAAAAACTCAAAAGCAAAATGTCGGCAAAAGAAGAAATGAGTGCCGACCAGATCATTTCCGCAGCAGATGCAATTTATAATGAAAAAATTAGCGCATATGATCTATTTGACGAGCCTGTAAATATTTTTGAAGACGCGCAATTTCAAATTGAAGAAATTGGCAATAATCCAGTAGATGACTCTGGCTTCCTAACCCCATTTAGTGACTTTAATAGGCTTTATGGAGGACTTAGACCAAAAAATCTATACGCATTCGTCGCACGTCCAAAATCTGGAAAGACAACAATGCTTTGTGATTTGAATTATAAAATTTGCAACAATGTTTACAATGGTCAAGTATCTTGCTTATATCTCGATACCGAGATGGAAACGCTAGATGTGCAAAAAAGACTTATTGCTTCGATTTCGGGAATACCATTTTGGTATATCGATACTGGCAACTGGAGAAAAAATCCAGAAATGACAAAGAAAATTCGAGAAACATGGGTAAAAATCAAGAATTTTAAATTTCATCATCTAAAGGTTGGAAATAAAAACACTAGCGAAATTCTTTCTATAGCCAGAAGGTGGTATTATTCAAAAGTTGGCAGAGGCGAAAAGGCAATTATTACTTACGATTACTTGAAAATGACCGGAGAAGGCGTTTCGGAATCCTGGAAAGAATATCAAGTAATTGGTGATAAAACAGATAAACTTAAAAAACTTGGAGAAGAATTGAATTGCGTAGTTCTTACTTCGACGCAAATGAACAGAAGCGGAGAAAGTCAAAATAAAAAAGCTGGCAGTTTTTCAGACGACTCTTCTGCAATTGCACTATCCGATAGGTTACAATGGTTTGCATCGTATGTTGGAATTTTTCGACGCAAGACAATTGATGAAATCAGTGAAGACGGAGAAGACTGGGGCACTCATAAACTCGTTACCACTGCCAGTAGGTTTCAAGGTAAAGAAGCCGCAGGACATGTCGATCTTGTTGAGAGAAATGTGGATGGAGAGAAAAGGTTTGTAAGTAATTATATATCTTTCGATGTAAAGAATTTTAACGTGGAAGAAAAGGGAAGTCTCGACTCCCTAATCAAAAAGGGCGGATTGAAATATCAAATCTTTGATAAAAACGGAAAAGCTGTTGACAACGATGGAAACGACGACCTCCTATAATCAAGAAGACGTAAAGCAGATACTCGAGCAGCTAGGCTATAAACTAAACGACAGAGGGAAAGAGTGGAGATCAAAGCCACTATACAGAGATTCTGATAACGATACTTCATTAAAAATAAATAAAAATAATGGACGGTGGATAGATTTTGCCAGAAACGAATCCGGCTCAATAGAGCAGTTGGTTGAAAAAACACTTGGCATTAACTTCGTATCCGCTAGAAAGTGGATAAAGAAAAACGGATTTGAAACTTCAAATCATACCCAGCAAAAGGAGGAGATAAACTTGGAATACATAAAATTTTTTGATCCAGATCTTTTAAAGAAACTTGTTAAAAATTCTAAATATTGGAATGATAGAAATATTTCTTCGGAAGCTTTGGATCCATTTAAGGGTGGATTATGTTCTACTGGAAAAATGGCTGGCAGATATGTGTTTCCTATCTTCGATGAAGATGCCAGAATAAGAGGCTTTGCTGGTAGATCAATCTATTCCAATAATGAGATTAAATGGAAGCTTATAGGAAAAAGAAGCGACTGGAACTACCCTCTATTTTTAACTAAAGAATATATTCAAAAAGAAAACGAGTGCATTATAGTAGAGAGCATCGGGGATGCTCTTGCTTTATGGCAAGCTGGAATTAGAAATTTTATTATAACGTTTGGACTCAATTCTCTAGAACACATTTGTTACACTCTTGTCAAGCTTGACCCGTCTAGAATTGTAATAGCTTTCAATAACGATAAAGTCGATAATAAAAAAACTGGAGCGGGAAACTTGGCAGCTATAAATTTTAAAAAAAATCTAGAGACTTTTTTTTCAAAAGATCAGATAATGATTAAACTTCCAGAATTGAATGATTTTGGATCAATGACTAAAGAACAAATACTCAAATGGAAGAACAACTAAAAGAAAAGCCGCTTTATCTAAGCGCATCAAAAATCAAGACATTTACCTCATGCTCCTGGCAATATTTTGCTTCATATAATTTGAAAATTCCGCAATCTGGAAATAGCGGAGCCTCAAGGGGTACAGTTGTTCATAATTTATTTGAATTGATTTCTAAGCCCAAGCACGAACACTACATCAAAAAGATATGGCTAGCTGGAAATCCAGAAAAAATTCCAGCAATCAAAAGATTTCTGGAAAGGCAGTTCGGCTATGAAAAATTGAATAAAGACGAACAGGTTAAGCCAATTAAAGTCAAGTATGGCATGAAAAATAATTGGGAAAGCGTATGCGAAATGATAATGACTACTTTAAAGTTCGAATTTATCGATACAAGTAATCAAAAAATCATCCACTCAGAATATGAGTTTGATATAGTCAATGAGAGTCCTAAATATGCAGTAAGGGGTTTTATTGATAGGCTTTCTGAAGAAGACAACGGAAAGACACTAAAAATCTTAGACTACAAGAGTTCTTCAAAAAAATTCAAGGGCGAGGACGAGGATTCAAATATTCAAGCAATGATTTACTCGCTTGTAGCCAGAAAAATATGGAAAAATTACAATAAGTACAAAGCTAGTTTTTTCTTTATGAGGTTTCCAGAGGATCCTTATCAGCATAATGAGTTTCAAAAAAATGAACTCGACGGACTGGAGCATTATCTTGAGTATATTACTGAAATACTTAAAAAGTTGGACGAGAAAACCGCCAAAGAAAACATGGCTTCTAAAGACAAAGAAAAGTCTTGGCTTTGCGGGAGGGGGAAATGGGTTTGTCCATACCGTGACAAATTAAAGTTTTTCAAAGTAAAAGATGCCACAAAAGAAGGCAAAGAATCAGAAATTTCTTCTCACTTAAAAAGAGAGGAAGCCGAAGATAAAATTAAAAAAAATAAAGATTGGATTATTGAAGAGGCTTTTTACGAAGGATGCCCGGCTTTTCATAACAAAGATTCATTCTTCCCTTGAATGATTATAAAAAATATACTATTGTACCATCAGGATGATTATACCAGCATTCAAATCTCACTACTCTCTAAATAAGAGTATCCTTACCCTAGACAAGGATCATGGCGATTCTGGACCTAGATCTATATTAAAATTAATAAAACAGCACGATTTGCAGAATTCGTTCCTGATTGACGACAATATGAGTAGCTTTTTGGAAGCCTACTACAATTCAAAAGACGCTGGTGTAAAATTGAATTTTGGACTAAGGCTTACATTTTGTGCAGATATAGATGACAAAAGTGAAGCCTCTATAAAAACCGAGTCTAAATATATAATTTTTTTGACTGATTCTGGTGGTTATGAATCATTGAGTAAGATTTTTTCGATAGCGGCATCTCGCGGTTTTTATTATCTCCCAAGAATGGATTTTAAAACACTCAAACAGGAGTGGAATGATTCACTTGACATTGGCGTTCCATTCTACGACAGCTTCCTTTTTAATAATCACATGAAAATGTATAATTGTTTTCCGCCGGATTTTTGGAGCTGTCCAACGTTTTTTTGGGAAGATAATTCAACTCCATTTGATAAGATTTACAAGTCAGTTCTTTCTGAACACATGCAAAAGAATTATTCTGAATGCGAGCTATTGAGGACTCAGTCTATCTTTTACGAAATGAAAGATGATTTCCTTGCATATTTGACAATGAGATGCATTGGTAAAAAATCAACTCTTCAAAAACCCAACCTAGATCATATGTGCAGTGATGAATTTTGTCTAGAATCTTATCTTGAAAAGAGCGAGGAATAAAAATGGAAGAAAATTTAATTAGATTCAACAAGAAGATCAAACTTCTCTTTATTGACTTTGAAACTGCAAACCTTTGTCTTAATTATAGGTTCAATTTACCTTGGCAAATGGCTCTTATAAATACAGTTGGTGGCGAACAAATTGATCAAGGAAAAGACATTCTTATTAACTGGGGAGATGATTTCAAATTTTCAAAAGGAGCGGAGGCGATGGCTTATTCTTATTCTCAAGAAAGAATGGACAAAGAGGGTCTAAAGCCAATAGACGCTTTAAAAACATTGTCTGAAAACCTAAATAGTTGCGATGGAATTGTTGGTCACAATATTCTTGGTTTTGATATTTATTTAATTAAATGTATGTACAATAAGCTCGGAAGACCATATCCCGACATTCTTTCAAAGAAGCCAGTTTTTGACACCTTTGCAATGGCTAAGGGTTATTTTAATAATATCCCATACCAAAAAGGAAACAACTTTACATTTTATCAGTATAAAGTTCTTAATCAAATTATCAAGGGCTCAAAAAATTCACTATCAAAGGTTGCATCCAATTTCAATATACAGTATGATGAAACCAAGCTGCATGATGCGCTTTACGATCTTGCCCTAAACGTGCAAGTTTGGAACAAGTTGAAATTTCAAGTAGATATTTAAAATATGTTTTTAGAAAAATTTAAACCAATTAGTCTCCCGCTTTACGGCGTAAGGTGTCCCTCCATCACGCTTGACAACAAGGATAGGTCAGAATACGACATTAAGCAAGACGCCAGTAATCTAGAAATTTTACAAGCTCTATGCAACAAGGGTTTTAAAAAAATGCTCCCTTCATGGAAGGGGGCTGGGCTAAATATTGAGGAATATAAAAACAGAGTTAAGCTAGAGGTAGAGACATTATCTAAACTCGACTTTGTTGATTATATATTGATTATATGGGATGTATTTAATTTTTGCAATAAGAATAATATTCCAACTGGACTTGGAAGAGGAAGCGCGGCAGGGAGTCTTGTGCTGTATCTTCTTGGCGTTACTGGAATTGACCCAGTTAAATACGGACTTTTCTTTCAAAGGTTTGTTTCTGAGGTT